TGTGAGTAAAAAAAGAAAACATATTTTTGCACCACCTTTCATCACTATTTTACAACGAACAATAGTAAAAAATCAACTGTTTCCATTTTGGAAACAACTCAACCCCCCCACGCTCTCCGGCCATCTTTGAGTGTGAGGATATGCATTACAGAAAAACAGAAAAAACACCGGAACTGGTTAAAACGTTTACTATTTTTTTATAAAATCGTTGACAGTAAGTAAAACATTTTGTAAACTAATTTTAGTGGAAGACTGATTAAGTTCAGCGCCCTATGGCTTGTGCGTGCGCAAGTGTAAGGGAACAAAACGTCTAAAAAAGGCCGGTTCGTTTGTTGAATTGGCTCTTTTATTTTTTTATAGAAACCGATACGAGGAAGTTATGCCTGAAAAAGAATTACTTGAGCAGTTCAACGTGTCTCTTTGTGAGTTCGACTCTAGCCAGTGGCCACGAGATGGATTCTTAGACCCTGTTAACCGTGTGGTTTACATCAATAGGGATTTATCCACCGAAAGACGTTTAAAGGTAATCCTGCATGAGTTAGGCCACTTAGAGCACGACCCTAAACACTATGAGCGTCTGCGAGAAAAATATGAGGCTCAAGCGAATAGAGACATGATTCGTGGATTGCTCGAAAACGAATCCCTGGACGATTTTAACTATATCCACTTCATGGAAAAATATAATCTCACCACGATTTGTGATGAGACGTTTGTGAAAAATGAATATCTAAAACTAAAGGAGATTGAAAAATGTTAAGTAAATGGAAAAATTTAAAACGTTGGCAAAAGTGGGTTGTTGTCATATTAGGTTTGGCTGTACTTGGTAAGTTTTTTGAAATAACTGGTATTGCCCCAGAAACAAAGACAGAACCAGTCAAGACTGTCCAAACGTCTTCTTCTAAGCCGAAAACCAAAACCAAGACCAAGACCAAGACTAAAACCAGCAGTAGTTCAGACTTGTCTAACCCACAACGTGAGGAGAAGGCTTCAAAAGAATCAAGCTCTTCCGAAGAAAAAGAATCTAAAAGCGAAACTAAAGAATCAAGTTCTTCAGATGGGCCTAAAGATGTTACCGCCGATCAAATGGCTAGCTTTATCGAATACTTCAAAAACGATTTGACAGAAAAAGGTGTAGATATTAGTCAATATGGTTTTTATAATCGTGATACCATTTTGTATATGTCAGTACCTGTCGATTATAAATACTATGATAAAACCGATTTACAAAAATTCGCCGATGGCATGCTTGCCAAAGAACATGAGGCTTTCAATGTTTGGGCTGCAATTAACAATGTCAATTATGAACGCTATCCGATGTTTCATATTAAAGCGGATGATGGCAGTGCTATTGCAAGTCAAAAACTCAATGGAGAAATGAAAGTCAAAGTTAAATAAGCAACAAAAAAAGCCCTATAATCTCCCTCGCCAAAGTTAGATTATAGAGCTTATGCATCACAGAAAAAATCGTGTAAACTGAGAGCAGTCTTACAAGTCTTTTTCTGTACCCATTTTACCAAAATTAAGGAGATATGACAATGTGGGTAGAAGAATTACCGAATGGAAAATATAAATATTTTGAGAGATACAAGGACACTTACACTGAGAAGTGGAAACGGGTATCTGTAACGCTTAACAGTGGGTCTAATCGAGCAAAGAAAGAGGCTCAACGCTTACTTGATGATAAGATAGCTGAGAAGATGGCTGGCTTAAACACTACCGATGCATCATTTAACGACGTGTTGCACGAATGGTGGGAATTCCACAAGAAAGGCATTCGAAGGACTTCGATTAGTTCCATGACCAGTAATGTCAGGTATGTCGAAGAGAATTTCGCTGTAGATGTCAAAATAGCAAACATTGATACACACTATATCCAACGCTTTATCAACGATGCCGATGTTCCACGTTCAATCCTTGAGCGTGTTAAATCTATTTTAAACCTTACCTTCGATTACGCTTGCACCGTTGGTTACATTCCTAGCAACCCTGCAAGACAAGCAAAACTTCCCAAGAAGCAACAAACGATGGAAGATTACGACAAGATAAGAAATAAATTTCTAGAGATAGACACTGAACTACTTCCGCTACTTGCAGAATTACGAAAGCAAAAACGCACTTATAGAAATGCCATCCTTGCAGAGTTTCTCTTTGTCAGCGGTGCTCGAATCGGTGAAGCGGTAGCCCTTGAAACGTGCAATTACAGAAAAGAGGACGGCTACCTTGATATTTTTGGGACTCTTGATAGTGTCCAAGGCTACAAGAGGGCTAAGAAAGAACCACCTAAAACGCCAGCCGGCTACCGTAGCAATAAACTAACTAAACGTGAAATAGAATTGCTGGATGAAGCTATACAGATTCGTGATCTAAACAAGTCGTTATCAGACGATTGGGCGAACATGGATAGAGATTATATTTTTGTGACTGACAAGGGAGTGCCACTTCAACGAAACTCATTTAACAATTCTATCCAAGCTGCTAACAAGAGACTGGATAAGCCGATTAATAAACCGATATCATCACATATCTTCAGACATACGCTGGTCAGCTATCTGGCTGAGAATGGTGTCCCGTTAAAGGCTATCATGGATAGGGTTGGGCACGATGACAGTGATACCACAATGAAGATTTATACCCACGTAACCAACAAAATGAAGAATAAAGTGGTTGAAATCATTGATAACTTGCCCCTTTCGTGCCCCTCGAAATAAAAAAAGACCTATCTACCAAGGTTTAACCCTTGATATGATAGGCTTTTTCTTTGAGTCTTATTTTACTGTGCGGGAAAGTTAATCGGTTTTTAGATAAGTATATAATAGGAAGAAAACTTATTAAATAAGGATATATGCGTGTAGTGTATAGTCGGTAAAAGGTTCATAAAGTTACTAAAGCTTACACTTATTGCCCCTTATTTGCCCCTTTTTTATCGAATATTCTCCAAGTTGTTTTCAATCCATTCGAGACGGTTTTGACGACCTGCTGGAATAGGTTCTTGACCCTTTGAATAGTCTTTAAACCGCATTTGAAGCATATACCCACCGTCACCGACAGAGCTGGATTCTAATGCGATTTCTAAATAGGCACTAGAAATCCAGTTTCCACTTGCTGTGTACATTCTTCCAGCACCTCCGATGATGTCATCATGGCTGTTTTCAAGCCATTTTAGAAGCTGCTGTTTCTTAAACTGATCATAGTAGGCGTGAAACGGCATATTCATTTTCAGCGAATTGTCCAAGTAGTAATCGTTTTGAGCCTTACCAATCATGGCGAGCTCAAAATCATCAAACAGGCAGTCGAGCATGGCGTTCACCCGTGCTGCTCCCATCTTTTCGATAGAGGTTTCCCCGTTCTTGAATTTTTGCCAGTTAGCATCCGTAAATTTAATGCCCGGCAAACGATAGAAGTCGTTTTCAAATTTAAAGTAACGTCCCACATACTCTAAAATCAATTCCTTAACATCGTTGTTGATTTCCATTTTATTTTCTCCTTTTTATCAAGCAATTACGCTTTTTGGGTACCATTTAGCAGAAACTCCGTAAGGTGTCACGATTTCAAGTTTAACTGCTTTATCAGTTTCTTCGACCAACCCTTTAACGCTGATAGCACTTACTGACATGAATGCCAAATCTTTCTTGTTGCGTCCACGAAATTCTTTTTCAGCAAACCATTTTTTAACACCTTGGAATTTAACGTTTGAAGAACGGAAGAAATAGAAATCATCCGCCATATTTTGACGTTTAACGGCTTTCCAAGCAAATTTCAACGCTTCAGAAAAAGTCACGTCGTTTTTTTCATTTTTAAAGATTTTCCATGCTAGGCTCATTACTTGTGATTTCATTTCGTTTACTTCCTCTCTTTATCTTACATGTATATTATATATCATACATGATAGTTTGTCAACGATTTTTACAAAGAAATTTAAGTTTTTTGCAAAATAAAAAAAGAGCTATGAGACTAACTCATGGCTCTTTGCCTATGATGGATAGATATATTATAGCAAATAAAAAAAGCCCCAGCAAATGCTGAGGCTCGACCACTACTGCCATGGTATCCCTATTGCAGTGTGAGGGGAGGTGATATACTCCTTTTCTTTTTTTAGTTTGCGTGGTCTGGTTAATTACATTTCCGTGCAATCGTCCAAATACTGGTCTTCAACCCATTGAGCGCTGTCTGGGTGGTTGATTCGAGACCAGCCGTTTAGTTTCTCGTAAACACGGACTCGTGTGCCTGCTGGGAGAAATTCCTTGTCTTGGCTATCGATGCGAGGACCAGCTTCAACGTAGTAGTCAGTGGTAAGAGTGCCTTCATAATAGGGTTTGTCTGACTTCTCTAAGCGTGTATTAACATCTAGTTCACGCTCAAATTCGCTTTGGGCTGGTGCCGGAAGAGGTGTTCCACTCTCACGGAATACAATTTCACGAGGGCGGCCATTGAGATCCCAAATATAATTATAATCATTTTCAGTCACGCCGTCCATTCCGTAATTGCAGTGAATAGCTGTACTATCACTGGTCATAATTAATACGTGGCCAAACGCACCGAGAGAGCTTGAACCATCACGAGGTGCCCAAATTACCACATCTCCACGTTGGCCATCGAATGTGCCGTCTACAGCATCGTAAATTTTCGCATAACCGATTGCTGGTAGTGCTTGTTGAAGTGATTCTGTGTTGTTATTTAAGTTAATTTCGAGCGCATAGCTTGCCGCTGACGAGCAGTCAAATTCAATGCGTCCATCTCCGTCAGCGTCGTTTCCGTAACGGTCACCCATGTCATAATGAACTGGGATTGATTGTAGATGGTACATGCGTGCGATGCTTGATTCAATTTTACTCATTTATTTATTCTCCTTCAATTAGTCTTGCTTTGGTTCGTGGTAGCCCAGAGCTTGCTCACTGTCTCCAAGACCTTTAGTGGTTGGGTCTGGAATGATATTTAAGATGTTTACAATTGTCAAACCTACTAAATAAGGGTTTGAGACAAACTTGCCAAACAAGTTGAACACCGCATCCCAACTTGTCAAGTCTTGGAAATTAATTCCAAAGTAAGTCAAGATGGGTAGTGCAATCGCAAGCATTACACGGTACAAGAACGCTTTATTTTTTGAGTTAAAACGTACAGACCAGTTAATTTTCATGTTAATTCCTCACTTCTAAATTAATGTATTTTTTATAAAGGGCATCGATGTACCCATTGCCACCTAGTTTCTTGTAACTAGAGTGCATTTTGTGGATGACATCCGAATTATGCACGGTGGTATACCCACGCTCTAGCTCCTTGTTAATATCGCGCTCCAACCTTAGATACATAGTAACAAGGTGAGCTTCATCATGCACTGCTAGTTTGTCATTTAATTCATTGATCTTTTGGCCGTTTGATTCACCAACTTGTTGAATAGTTTCAACTGACTCATGGATGTTGTTTAACTCACCTTTTAAATCTCCGAATTGTGATTTGCTTAAATTAGCTGATTTGCTAGCTTTCATACCAAACCAGCCCGTTGCTATAACTCCGATAGTAGGGGCAAGGTGGTCAATCAAATCAGAAATATTCATCTTTTATTTTTTACCCCCATTTTTTTAACGCATTACGCCTGTGTAGTATCTGCCAAGATTTCATCCTCTACCTTATAACGCAACTCACGCAATGCACGTTCGTCTGTACGCATTTCTTGACGATGTTTAGCGTAGAGTTCAGCGTTAAGAAGATTTTCCTGGACAATAGAAACTGCATTAGAATCTACGCTAATGAACGTTTGTTTCACAAGGATTGTAGCTCCTTCTTCTTCAACATTAAATTCTGCATTGATTGTGCGTTGTTTTGTAATTTTAAGTGACATGATATTATTTCCTTTCTTTATTCTTCAATTGTTGGGTATTCGTCTTCGGTGATGTAAGTGACCGTACCTGTGTAGACTGCATCTCCAAAACTTGGGTTTGAAAAATACATACTTCCATCCGGTTCAAGGTGCCACACTGCACATCCTTTGTGCTCATTAGCTACATTTTTATTGACAACCAAGTGAGTTTGCACACAAGGCTTGAATCCATTTGGAATCTTCTCGCCCAAATCCTTGCGTTCCCCTTCAACAACAGAATAGATTCCTCTGATTAAGCTGAAGGTTACTACACTACCTTGTCGTACTATGTTAGCTTTGACACCATACCCTATTGGGATTTCTTTTTTTACGGCAGGCTGATTACTTTGCACGAACTCAACCCAGCCCCCAACTGTGTTTTGTGTTAGAGTGCGTTTGAAGAACCTACCAGAACTTGTTGTTAACGATTGGTGAATGCCACCCAGCCCTTCTATTACTTCTAAGAACCCTACTTGTTCTGTAGGTTTAGGTTTGCTGATAGGGTAGTTCTTCATCGTGCTCATTACTGAGAAGAAACCTGTCGTTCTATAGTCATCGAGGTTTGTGTTGTTATATTCAATAATCGCAGCGCCTCGAACTTCCGTAAGTCGGTGGTGCTGGATTGGCTTTGAATCTGAATAAATCAATCCGTTGACATCAAGCGCCCCATTTTCACGATATTTACCAATACCCACACCTTGCTGGTCATAGGACACGATAGTTTTATCGGTCGGCACTGTATCTTGAAATTTTGAGTCTGAAAATCTATCCTCTAGTTTCCCTGCGACTATGAATGAAGTATCTGCGGGATATTCCTTGCCCAAATTTGCGTTAGATGCCTTGAATTCAGAAATACTTGACCATTCGCCACCAGCCTGCCCGTTATCTGCTACAACATTGCTTGTTCCAACTTTGGTTGTTGTAAAAGTCAGCTTCATGGTATTTTTTTGAACGCCATTAACGCTAAGAGGTGCTATTTTAGCAAACCTCTTAATGGTTAGTGTATCTGACTTTGAGCCACTTCTGGTAACTTCAAATTTTAGCGTTGGACTGAAATAGAACAAGAATGTTATTTTGACTTCCTTCCAATCAGACCAAATCCCACGAGAGTCTTGAACTCTCCCCCTCAAGGTCATTTGAGTATCTTTGTTTACAGCGACCTCACGGAATACCCCACCGTTCGTCGAAACGGAATTGCTAGCACCAACAATTTCAGCATAGTACCCAGCTATTGTAGCTCCGTTTTTTGCTTGCGCCCCGTTGAAAACAACCTTCACAAGTGACATTATGGACACGAAATGTGTTGGCTCTGGAATTATCCTTTGAGTCGTTGCATTCGTATCTGTCAAAGTAAATCCAGTGAACGAAGGCTTCATGTTGTTTGTGACAACGCTTGCCGTTAGTGTTGCTGACTGCGTCTGGATCAATTTGCCGTCTACATAGGTATCAACATATATAGTGCCTCGGCCAGTTGTTGCATCTGGTATGTCGTTGGCAAAATCCGCTGGGATTGTCCACTTGAACGATGTCCCAACATTGTCAGCAATTTTACCTTGCTTATTGCCCCAAGCGTAGCGCAGTGTGTGCGTGGCACCAGCTGATTTCCTATCAATAGTGATATCTACTTGATTGCCAATGAATCCCTCTGGAACGCTCACCGAACTTCCTCTTGGGATAGTTGTCAGTGTTATGCCTTGGTTACCAATGTCTAGATTTCCAGGGCTGTATCCACCCGATCCGTTGAAATGCGCACGCACACCGAAGGCACCAGACCCATCGTCAGCATGGCGGACAGTAATTGTGCGGTCAATCAACTGTATCTCTGAATTTCGGTTAAGCATCGCTGGGCTACCAGAGTAGTCAATTCGTTGCCCAAAACCATCGACGTAACCAGAACATTGATAGCTTGCAAATGTCCACCCTTGATTCAGCAATGCTAATCGAATACGGACATCACTTGTATTGTTTTGGATATTCTGTCCAACTTGGTCAATCCACAGCCTAATGCGATATCCACGGTCATTATTTGACCAAAATTCTACCATGATTAACTACCTCCCACGTATCTAATGACATTCCTGTCAGGATTGATGAAATCCTGCTCTTCTCGATAGCGACCAATCTGGATGGTTTTTGAGAAGATACCATTTTCGATGTGGATCACACCTTGTGAAATGTACATGACCTCATTACCAGCCGAGAACATTGAAATGCGTCCATTTGGGCTGAACAACATAGAGCTAGAGTTATCGGTTTTACCGATAACAAGCCCTTCATTTGATGAAGTCATGTAGCTGTCGATGAAGTTCCAGCGCTCTGACATATCGCTCAGATTGTTCTCTAGTTTTGCGACACGGGCACTGGCATCAGCCAGATTCTTTTCAGCTTGTGCCCGGTTAGCGTTATTCGCATTAACAAAATCTTGGTAGGCTTTGACCCATTGATTAAGTGTGTCAAGAGATGCTTTCGCTTCAAGCTCGGCTTGCACCACAGAATTAACTTCATTGAGTTTGTTGAGCTGGGCTTGTGTCAATACGCTGTCGGCCTTAGAATTAATGTCATCTTGTACATCTTCGAGCGCAGGAGTCCAATCTGTTTTGACTGTCCCTTTTTCGATTTTCACTTCCCAAACAGACTTGCTAGCTGTTTTGTGATATGTGTTGACACGTAGATGATAGTTCCCTGTTGGTTTAACCCAAGTAATCTGCGTTCCTGTAGTCCCTGTTTTTAAATCAGATACAATCTGATAATTTTGGATTTTATCGTCCATTAACCAGAGTGTCACATTATCGCTCTCAGCGTTTCCATTGTGAAAAGCAGTAAAATTACCGTCTGATTTTGCGCTGACAAGGTACTTTTGGTTTTGCTCTAAGTAGACAGAAGTTTCGCTTTTGTAAAGAACGAAATTATCAAAATTCGTTGGTTTTTTGTCCGGTTTAAAAGGTCCTTTCGAGCCCTTTAAGAGGTTGCGACCACCGACAGACACACTACCAGCAGTGTCATTCCATGCATAATCGGCTGGGTTGGTGCTATTCGCTTTATCGAAGTCGGTACATATACCCAGATATCGTTTGGTGCCGTCTTGAGTCAAACTGAAACCAGTTCGGCCATCAGCGCTATCAGCGTAGGCAAAATGGACGTAAGCTGTTCGTCCGTCTGCTCCAGCTTTGCCCGGAATGCCGTCCCGTCCATCACTGCCCTTCCACTTAGACCAGCGATAGTCTTGTGGATTCCGACTATCCGTAGTGCTGAAATCTTGGTACATACCGATAAACGCCTTGTCAGTATCGGTCTGGCTGAAACCACTACCAGACACCGTGTCAGCGTAAGCAATGTGGGTGTACTGTGTTTTACCGTCAGCACCTTTCACACCGGGTATACCTTGGTCCCCTTTTGGACCTTGTAAGCCTTGTAAACCACGTTCGCCCTGCAATCCTCTGTCACCTTTATCGCCTTTAGCGCCTTGCTCCCCAATTTTAGAAACTGAGTATCCAGTTTCGCTAGTGTTATCGGTGTAGCTCCAGACTGTCTTAGTCCAGAGGTATTGCCCAGCTGGCACATTAGGCACTTGATTGTTCCAACCGTTGGTCGGTGGAACCGTCCCAGATACACCTATAGCGTAAGTAATTGAAGTGCTTCGAATACCGACACCATCTTTGCCCGGGATACCATCTGTACCACTGTTGCCATCTCTGGCGATGTAGACTTTTTGATAACCTGTTTCAGAGGTGTTATCGGTATAAGTCCAGACCGTTTTAGTCCAAAGCCATTGACCTTGAACTAATTTTGGAGGTGTTTGAGACCACGTCCCGGGCGTTATGCTATCTGATGCTGAAATTCCATAAAGAACCGTCGTGCCTCTTATCCCAACACCGTTTTTACCAGCGATGCCATCTCGTCCATCTCGACCGTTTAAGCCATCAGAGACACCGACAAATGTGATTTCATCGCTAGCAACTTCTTTCTCACCTACCCAAGCTGATACTGTAATTACAGTGGGTTTGGTAATCTTGCTTGCACTCACTGTGTAAGTCAGTCCAGCTCCAACAATAGAGCCATCAATTACAAATCGATAAGTTGCGTTAACTGTCTGATTTCCTCGTTTTAATGTCGGACGTAGTGTGGACTGCCCTGTATTGTTTTTAAAGATAACACCGTTATCCGTCGAAAAAAGGATGCTGTAAGGTCTACTGTTCTCAACCATCCGTTCGAAGACGGTTCTAAGGTCTCCCGACGTCCTATTTTCAAGCTCTTTGAAATTACCGAAAGTTGTTGTGTTATTTGCTGGATTGCTAAAACTAATCTTTTGCTCAATAGCACGAGCCCTTACGTCGAGCGACGGGACAAAGCCCTTGTCGTGAATTGTGATAGTATCCCCTATCTCGACATCAACGAACCCATCGACTTCGTAAGTGATAGCTGGATAGGCATTTTTTCGCAAATTCGCAATTCCTGCGGCACGGATAACTTTTGGATCATCACTGTCAACTTCTAGGTCTTTTCGAATCCACTTATTTTCTTGAGTCGAGGCACCAAAGGTTGAAGGATACAAGTTGGCTGCATGAGGCGCATAGAGACAATTCCCCTCTTGCTTGAAGATAACAATCCCTTTATCGTTCTTCTCTTCCCAAGCCGGGAGACCACCAATATAGACTCGCACTTCAGGGCCGTTCTCGGGTTGCTCTTTTGCCTTCCCGTACGGGACAATCATTGTATAGATTTCGGTCTTATCAACTTTTCTCGTCATCGATTTGATGTTCTTTTCAAACGTCAGACGGATATCGCTACGAATTCGACCTACGCCAGTGTGTGAATCGTCCGCTTGATGGTAAACGTTCAGGACAAGTTGCTTAATGGAGCTGTCGTCATTAAGCCTAGTCACAAATTCAACTTCAGCATTAAATTTATTAGCTAAGCTCAGCAACCTTGCCAGTTTCGTGTCTTGTCCTTCCCACTCAAGTGTTTTTTTCTGGTCAGAGACCTCATTGACACCGAGCGTGACCATTGCGAATTGAGGAATATCAAACGCATTGAGGTATTCTGCGAATGACATAGCTCTATCAGCCTTGTAAGCATTCGTGTACTCATTTATCAACTCAAGGTTCAGGTTCTCACAGTAACATCTCACCCATCGCTCATTCTCTTCAACTTTCATAATATTAAACAAGTACGTTTGGCCATTATGTTTGAAGGAAATGAAAGAGCGTTCGTTTAGTTGATTGTAAAGCGGTTGGTTTGCTGTATCACCTAGCAATTCCTTTTTTGAAACGGTAAATTCGAATGTGCTAGATGCCGTCTCAAGATTGCGAGTCCAAGTATCGTCGTAGAAGTTTAACGTTTCTTGTTTTTCGTTATCAATGAAGCCAATCTTTTGTAAGTTGGCGTCGTGAATCGTTAATAGCATTACAAATACCTTTCTTCAAATTTTACAGACACAGAGGGCTTGTTCGTGACCCATCTTGAGCAATAAACTTCGAGTTGAGACTTGCCAGGAGGAATTGTGATGAAGTCAGAGCCTTGCACAACATCAACAATTTTCGAAATATTATCTACTAGTACAGTGTCGTTCTCGCTGTTTATCACAACTTCTCCACCAGCCCTATAACGATTGGGAACTTTCCGGACCCCTACGACATAGTCTTTCCGATAAATAAAATCATCTAAGTACATGTGGCTAACTTGCGGTGCATTCCCGATTTTGCTGAAGATAATGTGGATTTTATCCGATTTCTTACCTTTGATTTCAGGGATGGTATATCTAGGATAAGACCCCCACCAATAGAACTGGACGACGTCGTCAAACCGTTGGATATCTGACCACCCTCTGGGCTCGTTAAATGGGTTGTGCTCTTCTATGTGTGTACCTAGAAACTGCTTTCTGTCAACAAAACGGTAGCCACCCCTGCCATCGCTGGCTAAAAAGTTGTATTCACAACCTAGACCGCTACCACGTTTGTAGGTCTCAACCCCATACAAAAAAGTTCCGCTTGCATCTGTGACACTAATTTTCAAATAACCCATCTGATCTGCAGAGCCTAGCCAAAAAATTTGCCTCCACCAGAAGTACTCGTACAGAGCGCCTTTTACACCGCTGGAATCCCTTGGGATATCAAATGTAACCGACGCTGTCTGACCGCTCTGCAACGCAATGTGGGGGCGACCCCAAGCGTTGTCGATGTAAAGCGTGCCGTTCGGTCTGGTATCGTTGCTATCATTCGTGATACCAACGTTTTTCAAACCTTGTGACAATCCGTTAGGGATTCTGTGTTGTCCATTAGATGAAGCGTAATCAAACAAGACCTCTGACTGCTTGTAAGTCTCTGTATCCCCTTTTTGCCTATCGCCAAGCTCCAAAATACCACTACTGTTAACCAATCCGATATAGCCATTCTCACTATTGTGCTTCACTGTGATTATCGGATGCGCATCAACTGATCCGTCGTTGACAAGGTCAAATACCAGTTTGCCGTTTTCTGTTTTAGGAGTTTCGAAACTTCGATATGTAGTTGAGTGTGCGACTCCATCTGGGACCATGAATTCAATTTCAGCTTGGTCATACCAGTCGGAAATGCCTTTTAAACTAACATCCCCTTTTACTATGGCTAAATAGTATCTGTCTGGTTCGTCTGGCAATCTCAACTTAACGGGTTTATCAGAGTGCAACACTCTAGCCGCTTGTTCTCTTACACGATAAAACATGCCGTTATCAACTTTGGCTGGCTCGTTGGGGTCTACAAAGGCAATATCTTCAAGATGTCTTGTCGCCAAGCTGACAGTAAGCTTGATTTTTTTTGCGCCAAACGCAACCTGTTGAATGTTGACCCCGATTTTAGGGGCTGAATCCGTCGTTATGTTGCGTTCGTTCCCAATTTCGTGCGACACTTTGATTAGTTTAAAGTAATCGTTCAAATCATATCCGTTAAATTGAAACACAGCCATTATTTAATACCTCTCATGCGTTTGTAAGTGAAATCTTTGTCTTTTTGGTACGAAGTTAAATCGTCACCGGTTGCATACGCAAACTCTCGACCATCGACACTCAATGAGATTGGACGACCGATTAGTTCAGTGATGATATCCATTGCTTGTTCGAGACGGTCCATTCTACTATCATCTCGAACTGACAAATCAACGCTACCACGAATTAAACCACCACCAAAACCA